TACTTGCAAGTATATTCATCAATATTTTCCTTTTCATACTCAAACCATTCTAAATGAATAACTCCGCGATTAATTTCAGTAATAGTATATCTTGTAATATCGATATACTTTAAAGCCTCGCCTACTAAGTTAACGTGATAAGTCATTTTCCTACCCTCTTGCTATAGGTGATTGACAGTGCGATTCATGCCGCCAAGATATGCCTTGGCGGCATGTATGAACGATCAATCATATTCTCTTTCCTACGGCGGCCTATTGCCTTGCCGTGTTAGCGTTGCTGCAACGCTTAACGCTTGCAGCCTGTACCCTATTGGCCTTGCTCTGCGGTCGACTCTCCATCTTAGGCTAGGCAAGGAATATATAAAGAGCATCCAAAGCTAGGCTTTGGTGCGGGGAGCCCTTGGCCCCCCTAGGCTTGGCCCCCTATTGGGCTTGCCCTTGAGAAGCATCCTACGCTTGCCGCTAATTTAGTCAAGCACAAAAATAGCTTTTTCTGAAAAAATTTTGCTAAATAGATAACTTCCTGAAAATCAAGGCGCTTTTTCTGAAAGTCGCCTTGCGCCTTGCATTGCAAGCGCTTTCTTGGCCTTGCCCTAGACTTGCCTATTCTTGGCCCTAGCTTGGCCCTAGACGCGCCTTGGCGGCCGTCTGGCGTATATGTATAGGTGCGCCGCCGTCTGGCGTCTGGCGGCCGTCTGGCGCCGCCGTATGCCGTCGCCTACGTCCGCCGCCGCCTATGGTCGCCTATCGTCGCCAGACGCTGCCTTGCTTAATCATACTAGCTAGCTAAGTTTTACTGTTTGCCCGCTCAAACGCAAAGATCGTGCCAATGAAATTTCTTGATATTGGCGTTTCTCATCCAAAAGCAGTCTTTTCTTGAAAGACAGTTTCAATTATGGCCTTGCAAGCTATTGATTTTAAAGGCTTATTTTCTCAGCGCCCGTCTGAGCGATTTTCTCGCCGTTTTCGATATAGGATAAGGGCCCCGCTTGCCTTGCTTCCTAGCGCCTTCTAGCCCCCTAAATAGACGACTGACGATGAAATTCATTTTCAAATAGCCATGAATTATCGGATAAGTCTAGAATAAAAATTTTTGTACGCTTGTCGCCTTTTTGACGCCCTCGCCTTTTGGCATGCATCTTGCTTGCGTAGCAAGCTTTGCCTGGAACGTGTTATCATATATCAATGCATCTTGATATATTGCTTGCTACCATTGCGCCTTTTAGTAGCACACTATATCAATCTATCCTGATATTGTTTGCTACTGACTCAGTCTATCGTGCTACTCATCTTGGCATGCATCTTGCTTGCTGCCGTGCTATTTCTTCCTTGAATCGTGCTATCATGCTTGGCATGCATCTTGCGTAGAGACGTGCTACGATATTCGATCATAGTGCTACTTTATTTGGCATGATTCTTGCGTAGTGTCGTGCTATGTTTCGCCTGGAACGTGCTACCATGCTTGGCATTGTCTTTGCTTATAGCAAAATGCATGCCAGTTCGACACGCAAAAACCATGCCAAAATCATCTTGCAAAAAGCATGCCAGGGGGGGGGATCCGTCTTTTTGGCGGGGCCGCCGGCGACCGCCTGCGCCCCTCAGAATGCAATTTCCGGAAAAATTTAGGGATTATTCGCTTGACACCCGCAACGGGGGATGCATGAAATAGCCGAGATCTGTTAACTTTTTTATCTAGAGGATGGAAATGGGTCAGCACCACTCGATGTACGGCAAGGCATGGCAGGCCGCCCGCAGGACGTTCCTGCTGGCGCACCCCTTCTGCGCCATGTGCGGCAAGCCGCTCTCCGGCGCCGACGCGGTGGTTGACCACATCAAGCCTCACCGTGGCGACTGGAGGCTGTTCTGGGACGAGTCCAACTGGCAGCCTCTCTGCAAGCGGTGCCACGACTCCCACAAGCAGCGCCAGGAGAACGGCGGATACGTTGGCGGGTGCAATACCGACGGCATGCCGGTAGACCCGCTCCACCCTTGGAACACTATGGAGGTTAAGTGATGGGCCAACGAGGACGGCAGCCCGAACTTGCCCAGAAGATGTCGGCTCAGACGAAGCCGAAGGAGCGTCCAAATCGCGTTCCTCCCGCCACCTTGGGCCTGTTGGGGCAGGAGCTTTGGAAGCAGATTGTGAACCAGTACCCCGACGACTACTTTCTCGCCGGCGACTGGCCTCTTCTCCACGCCTACTGTGCGGAATGGGACAGGCACGAACGGGCGCAGGCCCGTCTGCTGGAGGAGGGCGAGGTCATCGAGACTTCGACCGGCGCCATCAAGAAAAATCCGTGGCACGACGTGCTGATCGCCAGCAACGCCAGCCTGGGCATGCTGGCGGTGAAGCTCCGCCTGTCGGTGAACAGCAGGGAGAAGAATAGCAAGGTCGCGGTCAAGGGAGAGCGTCCTTCCGGCGGAGACAGTCCGCGCGCAGGACTCATGTTTGGCGTTGACGCTCCGGAGGCTATCCAGTGACGCGAGGCGACAGGGTCATAGCCTTCATAGAGACGCTGAAAGCGCCGGACGGCATGCTCGTAGGCAAGCCGATCAAGCTCCGCCCGTGGCAGAAGGACGCCATCCGGCAGGTGTACGACCCCGTGGACGAGAACGGGAAGCGCCTGTGCAGGCAGGCTATCTTCACGCTTGCCCGCAAGAACGGGAAGACGGCGATAGTCGCCGGACTCTGTCTTGCCCACCTCTGCGGGCCGGAGGCCATCCGCAACGGGCAGCTGTACTCCGTGGCGTTCGACAGGGAGCAGGCGGGCATCATTTTCAAGTACATGGCGGCCATGTGCTATCAGGACGAGGAACTGAGCCAGCGTCTCAACATCGTGGAGTCGAGGAAGAAGATTTTCGACCCCGTGTCCGGCTCGGAATACCAGGCGCTGTCTGCTGAAACGCACGGCAAGCACGGCAGAAGCTCCAGCTTCATCGTCTTCGATGAGCTTGCCCAGTTTGGAGCCGACAGGGAGCTCTACGACATTATGATGACCTCGCGAGGCGCCCACGAAGAGCCTCTGGTGTGGGTTATCAGCACTCAGGCGGCCTCGGACGCGGCCCTTCTGAGCGAACTTATCGACTACGGGAAGAAGGTGAATTCCGGCGAAATAGAGGATCCCAAGACAAAAGCCTTCGTCTACGAGGTTCCGATGTCGGACGATCCGTGGGACGAGGCGAACTGGGTTAAATCCAATCCTGCGCTTGGGGATTTCCGCTCTTTGGACGAGATGCGCGAGACGGCGGCGAGGGCGAAGAAGATGCCGAGTGCCGAAGCTGCCTTCCGGAACCTCTATCTGAACCAGAGGGTTGACGGCGCGGCTCACTTCATCACGCCTTCGGTGTGGAAATCGTGCGGCGGAGAGCCGGATTTCAGCCTTTTCGAGGATCTTCCTGTTTACGGAGGGCTTGATCTGTCCGCGAAGAACGACCTGACCGCCCTGGAGCTTGTTTGCAGGGATGGAGACGGCGTCTGGCATGTCATGTCGCACTTCTGGTGTCCGAAAGAGGGCATTTCCGAGCGTTCAGACCGAGATAGAACGCCGTATGACCTCTGGGCAAGGCAGGGATTCCTCCATACTACGCCTTCCCGCACCATAGACTACGACTTTGTGGCGTGGCAGATCAAGGAACTCCATGAAAAGATGCACATCGCCGGCATCAAGTTCGACCGCTGGCGCATAGACGATCTTATCCGCGCCCTCAGGAATGCAGGAGTGGAGTGCTGGATAGATGGAAAGGAAGATCCGTACCCCAATGGACTGCGTCTCATCATGCATGGACAAGGGTATCAGGATATGAATCCTGCCGTTGAAGCCATTGAAGACGCACTTTCTGAAGGAAAATTGCGTCATGGAATGCATCCGGTGTTGACAATGTGCGCGAGTAATGTAAGGGTTCAGCAGGATCCTTCAGGAAACCGCAAATTCGACAAGATCAAGTCAACGGGGCGCATAGACGGCATTGTCGCCCTTGCGATGGCGATCAACGGGGCAGTCGGCGGAGAGCCGGAGCAGGCCCAGTTCTTCACAGAGGTGTGGTAGTGTTCGATTTTCTTAGAAAAAAGAAGACGGAACGCAAGTCCGGCCCCGAAATAGTCGGGTACGGGCCTCTCCCGTCCCTTTTTGCCGGATGCTCGGAGAGCCGTTCCGGCATCGAGGTTACTCCCGCGACCAGCCTCGAATGCGCTACGGTGCTTGCCTGCGTGAGACTGCTCGCAAACGGCATGGCGCAGGTGCCTTTCAGGCTCTTCCAGATGAGCAAGTCCGGCATCCGCAATCCAGCCGTCGACCACCCGCTCTACGACCTTCTCTACATGGCGCCCAACGAGTGGCAGACGAGCTTTGAGTTCTTTCACACTATCATGATGCATTTGACCCTCACGGGCAATGCATATATCTGGATAAACCGGCGCCACGACGGCAAGGTCTTGGAGCTGCTCCCCTACCCGCCCCACTCGGTCGCCATCGACCGCGACGGGTGGGAGGTGAAGTACTCCATCCGCACTCAGGACGGAAAATGGCTCAACCTCCCCGCCGAAGACATGTGGCATATCCGATGGCTCGCGTGGGACGGAGTCGCCGGTCTTTCCGCCGTCCGCATGGCGCGGGACGCCATCGGCCTCGCCCTGGCGCTGGATTCGCATGGCGCGACCTCCTTCAAGAACGGTTCCCGCATGTCGGGCATCCTCACCGTGGCGCAGCGCCTTGACGAAGACCAGAGGAAGTCTCTCCGCGAGACGTGGCAGTCCACTTTCGGAGGCTCCACGGAGTCCGGCAAGGTCGCCGTCCTGGGCGCCGACATGAAGTACCAGCAGCTGCAGGCAACGAACGACGTTTCGCAGTACGACCAGAGCAGGCGCTACCAGGTTGAGGAGATATGCCGCGCATTCGGCGTTGATCCGGTGATGATCGGCTATGCTGACAAGGCGGCGACGTTCGCTTCTGTGGAGCAGAAATCCATACAGCATGTTGTATATACGCTCGGACCGTGGTATTCATGTCTCGAAAAGAGCGCGTCTAAATGGCTTTTAACGAAGCAGGAACGCGCTGAAGGCTACTATTTCAAGTTCAACGTCAATGCCCTTCTTCGCGGTGCATCCGCTGACAGGGCCAGCTTCTATACTCAGCTCTACAATGTTGGCGCATTAAGCCCCAACGAGATTAGAGAACTGGAGGACATGAACCCATACGAGGGCGGCGACGAGCATAGGGTTCCCATGAACATGGTAGAACCCGGCACGGAACCGCAGGACATTGCGGAGGCGAAGCCCTCCAGGGAGAATGATGATGAAGATAAATAGACAGGAGTGCCGTCTCGAGATCAAGAGCGCCCAGACGGCCTCGCCTGAGGAAGGAATGACCTTTTCCGGCTATGGCGCCGTGTTTGGCAACGTCGATTCGTACAACGACGTCATCGAGAAGGGCGCTTTCCGCAAAACCATAGAAAGCTTCAAGGCTTCCGGCAAATGGCCCGCGATGCTTTCCCAGCATGGTGGCTGGCTGTCTTCGGCGCAGGACATGACGCCAGTCGGCGTCTGGACGGAGATGCGCGAGGATGACCACGGTCTTTATGTGGAGGGCAAG